CAGGTGTCTATGGATGAAATGCGGAATGGTTATATGCGTCAGGCAGATTACACTCGAAAGACACAGGAACTCGCACAGCAGCGTCAACAGCTCGAACAGCAGCGACAGATGTTAATGCAGCAGATGGCGAACAACCCTCAGTCTCAGATGAACCAGCCTCAGCAGCCGCAGATGACTCCCGACCAGGTGCAGCAGAAGGCTTTGGCAGACCAGAGAGCATACCTTGACCAGGTTGATTCTTATTGCAAAGACCGAGTTAAGCAAATCTTTGGTGAAGATTTCGATGAATACAATAGCAAACATATGGCAGCATATGTTAATGAAGTTGGTAATGTTAAAGCTGCAACCCTACAGAGGGTAAATGAAATGAAACAGCAGGAAGCTGATAAAGCGGCTGCCGCACAGCGTATTGAATCTGTAGCGGCTAAGTATAGACAAGACCCAAACTTCGACGCTATTAATCAGCTCGCATTGAATAGTTTGCAGAACCTTCCGTACAAGATGTACGTCGAAGTACAAGACGCACTGAAAAATGGTAACGCACAGGTTCTTGATAACTACATGCAAGCTGTATCTAATATGTACTATAATCGTGGCAATCAGCCACAGCAGGCTCCGCAGCCAGTACCACAGCCTGCACCAAGACAAGTACCACAATCTCAGGTACGTCCACCATACGTAGAACCGACCAATAATCGAGGAACAATCCAGCAGGCGGCTCCACAGATGGACTATCGGGCTCTTGGTCAAATGACCAATGACCAGCAGGCTGCATATGTATCTAGGTTTGCGAAAGAGCTTGGCGTATAACTGAAAGAGAGGTTAATAACACATGCCAGTAGGTATGCCAGCTACAGGGGCTGGTGCTCCGCATAATAGCGGTTCCGCCCTTCGCTCTTATAACGTCGTTGGTACTATTCGTGATATGTCCGATTTTATTACCAACCTCGACCCAGATAAAACCAAACTGACTCAAATGTTTGGTAAAACCCAGGTAGTCTCCACTAAACACGAATGGTTGAGAGACTCCCTCCGTCCAGCAATGGTCAACAAACATCCTGAAGTTATCAACTTCGATACCACGGAAACTGTACCGAGACGCTGGATGTACAACACTGTGCAACAGTTCATGCATGGTTACAACATCAGTGATATCACCCAGGCCATCAAAAAGTATGGCGTACGTGATGAAATTGCGTACCAGTTCGTTAAAGCTGGTAAAGAAATTGCAGGTGACTTGGAATATGCTATCGTAAACAACGATACCGCAACTCCAATGTCCGAAAACGTAGCAGGTACTTTCGGTGGTATTCCTTACTTTTTGGAAGCCGCTTTGACTGGTGCTACTGTTGCTGCAGGTACCTTTACTTTGAACGACCACGGTTTTGTAAACGGTGACGCACTCATCGTTCGTGGTGGTGCAAAGTGTGCAGAAAACACTGCATACTATGTAGCGGTTAAAGACGCTAATACCTTCTACCTCTACGACACTCCTGAAGGAGCTATGAACTCCGTGAAATATGACGCTAACGGTCATGGCGTGTCTAATGGTGAAGGTAAGATTGAAGAAACCAAAATGACTGGTCTGACCTTCCAGAACTGCATTGACGCAGCTAAAGATGTGGCTAAAGGTAACTTGACCTTTGACCTTCTGAATGACGCTATGCAGCTCACTTGGCAGCGTGGTGGTGACCCGTCTGTTGCAATCATGTCTGCAAAGAATAAACGTGGATGTGCAGACTTTACTCAGGGTGCTTTGCCGATTCGTCAGGCAGATGACAAACGTATTTCCACTTCCTTGGAAATCATCGAAACTGACTTCGGTACTCTGCGTTTGGAAGCTCACCGTATGTACAAAGATAGCGTAGTCGACTTGCTCGACCCACAGTACTGGAAACTTGGCTATCTGATTCCGTTCCACACCGAAGAACCACCGAGAGTTGGTACTTATAAGGAAAAGGTAATCACTGGTGTTGCTTCTATCGAATGTACTGCACCGAACGCTAATGCTCGTATTATTAATCTGACTGGTAAGGTTAATCCGAAACCTGTCGTTGTTGAAACTATTACCGCATCTACTACTACTGGTGGTTCTACTTCTGGTGGTTCTGGCAGTACGCCGTAATTGTTGTTTGGTGAAAATTGGGGGGCCTAAGGGCCTCCCTTTTTTCTTATATAGGAGGAATATTATGAGTAATAACATTGTTAGACAGGATGTAGAAGTTGATAAACATGGTAACTGGTCGCTGACAAATGTTTGGGATCCAACAGAAATCATGCGTTCTTGTTACGAAGATAAGAAGCGTGACCCGTATCTTGGTAAACACAAAGGCGGTAGACGGCTTGGACGTATCCCGTATGAATGTTGGAACGACCCTACCGAGATTACACTCCAGTGTGCCAAGGAGGCTATGGCTTGTGGTGACCATGAATCATTCAACAAATACATTAAACAATGGCTCAAAGATAATCCTGAGTTTATGACTGTTGACCATTTGTAAGGAGGTATCATGGAATATATTCGTGCAAGAAGATTGTCCAACGATATCCTCATGGGATTGAATGAATTGTATAATCGAGTACACTCGGATGAAGAGTTAGTTACTGCGATTAACCACGTTGTGACATACGTGAATCTTGAACTTGTACGTCTTGATTCCCCTTATGTCAAGAAGGAAATTCCTGTAAAGGCACGTAAGTATGGTGTCGAATTGCCAGATGATTACATCAACTTCTGCGGCTGGTTGTCCGACGAGGAACTACCAGAGGACGAGAAGAAGAAAATCAAATGGCATTTACGTGGCACTAAGATTTATACTGACACAGATGACACCATGATTTACTACAGGCACGTTCCTTTGATTCATCATCTCGATGAGATTATTGAACTACCGTATTTCTTCTATCTTCTCTTGGTGCGTTTGGTGATTGGCTACATCAAGGGTTCTATTACCGATGATGATATTGCTACAGCAGTAGCTAGCGAAACAAGTAACCAAGCAACTAACCTAGAGATTACTAGAGAACTTCCGTTCTATTTGTGAAAGGGGTGATTGAATGACAGTAAACCAATTACTGATTAAGGTACGTCAGAAACTTAACGACATGGGTAAGCTCAAGTATTCTGACGAAGAGCTTATCTATTGCCTTAATAATGCTATTGATACAGTATCGTTGGAGTTGGCAGACAATAAGACTCCAGAGTTCGTGAAGGAGTTTCAACTGTCCGCTGGTGAATCTGTAGAACGGCCAGATGATTTCATTGAGTTTGTTGGTCAGTACCCTATCGCTTTCACAGAAGATGAAGATAAGGTAGTGATGGAATTACTCGACCAAGAGTATCCTTGTCCTATGATTGTGAGATATTTTGCTTTACGTCCAAAGGTTCGGACGCTGGAAGATAAAGTTCCGTTCTATCGTGAATGGCAGCTCAACCGTCTGATTAAGAACACTGTACTTGAGGCAGACCCAATGCAAGGACAGACAGAACAGGGGGCTGGTAGCTAATGGCAGATAATCCAGGATTACCTACAGATACCACAAACCCGGCTACTACGTTTACTCGTATGACTGGCGAGCAGTTCCTTGACCGTTATGCTATTCGTCAACGTATCTCTGACGCTATCGAAACAGGATACACTGATGATGAATTATTAGCCTATATTAACGACGCAATTAACATGGTATGGAATGTTATGATTCAAATGGACTATGATGAAATTGCTGGTTATTTAACGATGAATGAACGCAAAATAGAGATTCCTAAAGATTATTGGATGCCTACAGGTAAGCCGCCAGTACAGAGATACGACCACATGTTATATTGCTACGGTGACTTACCCTGTTCTTTTAGATACTGGATGAGGCCTAAGTTTCTTTCTACGCTACAGGATACTTTACCGCAAGGCACCAGTTGGTTCAACACTGCGTTACTTAATCTTGTGGCACAGATGGTAGTCACACTTGCTATGCAGAACCACGGTTTTGACATGGGTTCTGAGATGGACTTCACAACCAGTATTGCTAAATTACTTCCGAAATGAGGTGGATAGATGGCTACAGATTTTAACACACAGGCGGCTAAACTAGTAGCCGCTATTCCTACAGACTCTCAGGGTGATGGTCGTAAGTTTGCTGACGCAGTTCGGAAATCTTTAAACTATATCGCCACGTACGCTGGAACGGGTAGCGGTTCTGGTGGCGGTGGAGAAGGAACTGTTACAACTATTAGTAACCAGCTTTCTAATGTTAAGATGACGTATAAGAAATCTGGTGACTATTATAACTTAATCATCACATGGGAGACTGGTGATTTTAATGAAGCTCGTGTGTATAGTTACGCCTTGCTTAATCTTCAACAGTCACCGCAAAAGGGTGACACTTCTGTCAACTGGAATCAGGTAGGCTCTCGTATTTATCAGTCCAAGAAAGGTGAACTCACTGCTACGATTAGTAATGTGTTACCTGGATATAGATACAGAGTAACAGCTATCGGTGTTACTGATGACGGCAAACGTTCTGAAGAAAATAAGGCACCTAGTGCTCAAGTCTTCATTCCTGTGCAGGTACGGGATACAACACCACTAGCTTCTTTAACAACTACAGCTACTGCGAAAGGATTATTAATTGAATGGACACAGAAGTCTGACGCTTTCTATACCTTCACAGAATTGAGAGATGGTAACAACGACTTTGGCACTGACGATGGATTACTCACACGTTCTCGTGGTCAGTCTTTTATGTACATTCCTAAAGAGCGTAATGGTACTATTTACGCTGCTAACTTTGGTATTAGTGGTAAATACTCTACCTCGCTTAATTCTAACTACTCTTTCCCACAGTTAACGACGCCAGAAACTCCTACGGTTACGGTTGATAAAAACGATAACGAAGACCAATATAAAATTACAGTTGACTTCAAAGCACCTGCCTATGGACTTGGGACAAACGTGTATATTAACAATGTTAAGTTTACAGTTGACTACACGCAGCATACTTTCGTGTATTATACAACCAAGGAACATGATGTTATTAGTATTACGTACTTTGACTGCATAGGTGAATCTAATCATTCTACTTCTGTGACAGTTGACGTAAGTAACCCAAGACATTCTGATTTGAATACCTTTATTGATATCCACAGTAATGACATTACTGGTAACAATGCCGATATTAATGTTATCAAAGCTAAGAAAGTTACTAGTAATGTAATTACCGTTGACACCTTAAAGATTGATGATACTATTGAAGCAGACGCAATAAAAGCTAACACCATTAACGCAAGCGACATTAACGCAAGTAAAGGTGCTATCCTTGATTTGACTGCAAATACTATTAACGCTATCGACGCTACGTTAGGTAACGCTGATATTAGTACATTAACATACCTAACGTTAACACCTACTGATGGTGCTGATGGTACTATTACCGCCAATCGTATTATCAGTAATGATACAATTAGTACAACGGGTGAAATTGACGCTAATAAGATTGTATTTACAGTAAATAATAGTACTACAGAAGACCCAAGTATTGGTAAAGAAACTTGGCAGGACGATGGTAAAGAAGATTATGGTCTAATGCTTAGAGGTAAAACTACGTATTTTAGTGGAGTTGGTAAAGAGAATAAAGCTTGGATTAACAATGAAACTGGTGCCGCTAGCTTTAGTGGTGGCGTTTCTATTGATGGAGACTTAAATGTTACAGGCACTGTATACGGTGCAGGTGGTCTTGGTGCTCCGTATAAAATGAGTGCAGAATATAAAGTAGCACCGCAATCTCCATTTGGTGGCACTACTGGTTCAAACACGGCAAATGTGGCTGGCTTATATCAAAACGCCTACCCATTTATACGTACGCATATGAACACGTTCTCCGGTGGTGGATACGGAGATTCTAATTCTCACACTGATGTATATGGGAGTTATTTCCAGCCAATGTTCACACCAGGGGAGTACTCGCTAAGCGATATTATCACTAAGTTATTAAATAGCGCAGTTACGATTAAGACTGGTAAAATAGAGACATGGCGGAACTGTAATTGTGATTGTAACTGTAACTGCGATTGTTGAGGTGAGACATGAGGTATATTTTATGGTCTGGTGGGCTAGATAGTACATACCTACTATGTAAACTAGCCAGAGAAAGTGATGAGCCGATTCAACCAATTTATGTTTTGTTCCCTGAAACAGTGAATAGAGGTGCCGCAGACAAAGAAATAGAAGCACAGGACAACCTATTACCATTTATACGTTCAGAACATGGAATTAGAGCTGAAATACTGAAACCTATTAGAATTAAAGAGGATGACTTACCATATAGAGAAGGGTTCGAGGAGGCGTATGATAGACAGCAAAACGAGTCACTAGTAGCAAAACATTATATGTATCGAGCACTTGGCAAATTGACAGACAAGTATCCAGGTATCATGATTGGTATTGAGGCTCCTCCCCCAGGACGTTTTGCAAACGGTATCGGTCGTACTGAAACAGCGTTAAATGAATACGGTATACACATACAGGACGATGGCACTCTCACACTAGACGAAAACGGAAATAAAGATATGTTTACTATTTTCGGTGGACTTAAGTTCTGTATAGCACACACAAATGCTATCGAGGAATTAGAAGCACTGAAAAAGTGGGGATACGAAGATTTGATTCCATTAATGAGAACGTGTTGTACAGCATTACCACAGCAATGTGGAGTATGCTCTAACTGTGAAATTAAGATGTTGTATGGTGACACGTTTAAAACAATAATGCCAAGAGCGTACGTGAATTATCAAATCAAACAGTATCTTAAGAGTGTTGACGAGCAATACGCTAATTATTTTACACTTTTCGTATGGGGGCAGTACCATTTACCGACTGGTTCTATTACTACTAACGCTAGCGGAACTAGTCATAAAATATTTTTATCAAACGAAAAGGCTGGTAAACTAGAAGGCTGGTTTAATGCTTTATTAGATAGCTACCCCAATTTTGATAAAGTCGATAGAGCCAAGTATGGAATAGAATAGGAGGTCACATGTATCCAGTAATAGATTTAAATATAGTGGACGAAAAAACGTCAAGGTACGTTAGGACACATAACAAAGCCATAAGCCAGACGGAAAATGAACTTAATAAACTATATGGCGGATGGCGAACAATACTATGTAATAGTGGAATGGAAGCAATTACAACCACGTTAGATTTACTCAACCCATCTACTGTAGTAGTTGACGATTCCACCTACTTCGAGACACGTGATTGGTTACACTACAAAAACATTCATACTGTGCAATTAAAAGATTGTAATAATCTTGACGAACTAGATAAAGTGATAGAGAACGCAATCAAACCAGTGTTAGTTATTATCGACAACCCAACAACATTTGGTCAATGGTATAGCGTGAAAGCAATCGCTGAATTAGTACACAAACACGGAGGATTGCTTGCAGTAGATAACTCAATTGTTTCGTTATATTATTCAAACCCTATTCGTTATGGTGCAGACATATGTGTTGAATCTTATTCTAAATATGTGTGTGGGTACGGCGACGTGATGGCTGGTGGTATCTGTTTTGCAGATAGTATGAAATGGCTTGAGCAGAGGGATGTACCACTAGTTAATCCTGGACAAGATAATTTAAGCTGGGTTATTGCTCACAGAGGTAATCATGTAGACCCACAAAAAGCCTATATGGTTAGTCGAGGTTTACAAACATTAGAAACACGTATGAGACAGCATACTAAAAGTGCTGGTATTATCTACGATAAACTTCAGGAATTACAGGTGCCATGTACATGGGCACAAGTGGGGGGTTTAATTACTTTACCAGGTAAGACTGAAGAATTTTGTACACGTTTAAAGCTCTTTAAAACAGTGGGAACGTTTGGGTGTACGTACTCGATTGCTGATTTCTTCCGCAGTAAAGAACGGTATACCGTCGGATATTGTGCCAGACTGTCAATCGGTCTTGAAGATTCAGATGAACTACTAAACGACGTACTAAATGCATTGTCACAGGACGGAGGTAAACATGTATAGAAATATATTCATAGCGATTATACTCGCTGTAGTTATTGGACTAGTATTTGGAGACATTACTTGGATACAATATCCTCTTGCGGAATTGAGTACTATGTTTACTTCACTGCTAAAGATGTGTGTTGTTCCGTTGGCTTTCACTTCTATCGCAGCAGCTATACTAGATAAAGGTGGTACGGCTAACATGTCTACTAAAATAGGTACAATGATAGTGGGACTTAGTATTATCGGTGCTATCATTGGCATGCTTGTCGTTTGGTTCATTGGTGTTCCTTCGTTTACTTTAGTTGCTACCACAGCTGTAGAGGTTAAAGCTCCAACAATTTTGGCATTTATCAATAGTTGTATCCCAACCAACGTACTACAGTCTCTTGTGACTGGTAATATGTTACAAATCATTGTGTTATCCGTCATCGTCGGAGTAATCGGACGAGCTAGTCCGTTCGCTGAACATATTTTACACGGTATGCAGGTGATTCAGTATATCTTCCTTAATGCCGCCAAGTATGTGATGTGGTTTGCCCCAGTTGGAGTATTTTCCTTATTATACCCTATGGTAGCTAAATTAGGTGCTGGAGTATTGATTAGTTACGTATATATGTTTGGTACACTTATTGTTGGTATGGTACTGTTTACTTTAGTTATATCTCTACCGTTTATGTATTATCATAAAGTTGATGGAGTACAGTTTCTAAAAATCTTTATCCTACCAGATATCGCCAACGCTATCGCAGGTGGTTCTACGAACACCATGGGTGTCCGTATGGATTATATGAGAGAACACACCAATATTTCACATCAAGTGATTGATTACGTCACTCCATTTGTGTCTGTATTAATGCGTTTAGGTTCGTGTATTTGTGTAAGTATTTATACTCTATATGCGGCTAGTATCTTTGGCGTCACATTGTCTCCATGGGCAATTCTTGTGGTTATTTTATTAACACCAGTAGTACTGACTTGTGCCCCTGGAATTATTGGTGGAACCCTGATGGATTGTGCAATCGTATTCGCTGCCGTTGGCATTCCGTTGGAGGCCGTTACATTTTTGTTTGCGACTGATTATGTGATGGACGTTCTCCGTACAGTCTTAAATGTACAGGGAGGCGAAATGGTTACCGCTTGTATAGGAGCTAAAAATGAGACTATTCATAATACTGGGGCGTGATTGTAACCTACAATGTACGTACTGCTGTCAGCGACAGATAATTAACCAGCAGATTCCTAGACATATTAGTACTAAGTTTTGGAACTACTTCTATTCACTACCACCTAAAACACGAGTAACTTTTTTTGGTGGAGAACCTTTATTGTATTTTGGGGCTATTAAAGAAATTATGTCTCACCGTTCAGACTTACATTACGGCGTTATCACGAATGGTAAGTTACTCGATGAAGAAAAAGTTACATACTTCAATACTTACAATGTTGGAGTTACAATTTCGTGGGACGGCGATATTAGCACAAAGACTCGTGGATATAATGCATTACGAGACAACCCTAACATCAAAGACCTGAACAACTTAGGCATTTCAGCTGTATTAACAAAATGGAACTCTATAGCTAGTGTGATTCATGGAGTTAATAAATATTTACCAGGCAAAAACTGCTCTTTAAATTTTGATTTTCCGTTGAATTTTACAGACAAGGATTTCGAATATGAACAACTCAATACGAGTCGTATTTATAATACAATGTGTAGAGTAACAGATAGAGTAATTCATTTTAGAAGTACACCATGTGAAAGAGCTTTATTAGCATTGGTACAAAAACAAGTACGTAACAGTAATCAAATAGGGAATAAGTGTGGAAACGGTACAACCGTTATTAACATTGATTTAGAAGGTCGTTTATATAATTGTCACAATGAAAATTTCCCAGCTGATTATACTAAAGCTTGGGATAAAACCATTCGTAGGCAGAACGATATGTGTACACACTGTGAAATTCAAGGTATTTGTCGTGGGGGATGTTCGCTAGTGTCTGATAAAAACACAGAGAAACAATGCCAAAACAAAATAGCATTTTACGAGGGAGTAGTTATTTCTTTACTTCGCCACTATGGAGGTGTATAATGCTTCGACATAACTGTGATAATGCAACACCACTAGTACCAGTAATTGATATAGTTATTAATCAAGGAGCTGACTTCGATATTCAGTTTGAGTTATTGGAAGAAAGCACTACAGCTACAACATCTGATACAACTACAGACGGTTCTCAAAATGACGATAACTATATCCCTATTGATATTAGTAATTATAAATTCTTTGCTAGTATTAAAGCTTCTGCCGAGGATACCACGGTAATTGCTCAAATGCATCAGGTAGATGTAGACCCCAAAAATGGTATTGTAAACCTATCATTGTCAGCAGATGAGACGTCTGCTATTGACACTGGAGGTAACACATATAGAGAATGGGAAGAACTCTACTGGGATGTAAATATGTACGATGGTCATGATGTCACTCGTATCTGTAACGGTAGAGCTTTTGTATCCCCTGGTATTTCACAAGGAGGTAACCAGTGAAAAATATAACTGTTGCAAGTACCCCCGTGAAAGTTACATTAAGATTTGGGCAAAAAGGGGAACGTGGTATTGGCGTTTCTAGTGTATCCCTTGATGATAATGCCCATCTTATTGTAACATTTGACGACGGGAAAACGCAAGACGCAGGTGCTGTACTTGGTGATGTAACTTCTATTAAGAATGATATTAACTCGACTTACGAAAAGATTCAAGCGTCTGAAAAGAATGTTACAACACTTGAAGCATCCACTAAAACAAATGCAGATAAAGCGCAACAAGCTTTACAAGATACCAAAGCCGCCAGTGCATCTGGTATAACTACTATTAATGATTTAGTCACCACTAAAGTCACATACTTAAACACTACTTTTACTTCTTTATTAACTCAAGCAAAAGCTAATATAGACCAGTGGGAACGTGATGCAGAAGACGCTATCCATAAGGCAGGAGAATATGAACTTGGACGATTAAACACTAATTATCAAGACGCTATGGTTGACATTGATAATAGTGTTAATAAAGCAGAAGCTTGGGCGGTATCAGAGCGTACTCCAGACAGAGAACCAGATAGGGATTCCCCCACTGGATTAACTCAATCTTCTCGTACTTGGGCTTTATATTCTAAACAAAAGGTACAAGAAGCAACTGATACGTTGAAAAATATGGAGTTACATGAACAAAACGTATCTGATATGAAAGATAGTGTCACAAGATTACTGCAACAGACACAGACCTCTGAAGCTAATGCCAAAAGTTACATGGATAGTGCAAAGGCATCTCAAGACGCAGCTGCAACATCTGCCACAGCAGCAGCCGATTCAGCTACTAGCGCAGCAGCGGATGCAAAAGAAGCAACAACTATTCGTGCCGACATTAAAAATCAACTTAATAAATTAAAAAACCCTGTGATTCAGATTACAGGGAAAGATACTGGTGGTTTACATCTTTACTTTTTAGACGAAACCACTAAGGATATTACTCTTGCTGAAATGGGGGCAGACACATCAACTGAAGTATCCAACAAAGTATCCGATGCTTTAACAACTGCTAAAGCTTACGCAGACAAAAAAGTATCTGATTTAGTTGGTGGTGCTCCTGAAGCCTTGGATACTTTAAAAGAACTAGCTGATGCGTTAGGAAACGATGCTAATATGGCAGCTACAGTTACTAAGAAAATTAGTGACCTTTCGACAGCTCTTACACAAGAGACTACTGACCGTAAAGCAGGAGATACTGACATCTCTAATACTTTACAAACTCAAACGTCTACGTTAAAACAAGCTGATACAGATTTAGGTAACAAGATTACGGCTGAGGCGAAGAGTAGAACCGACGGCGATGCTGCAACATTAACTAGTGCTAAAGAGTATACAGACACTCAAATCACAGCGGCAAATAAAACTATAACTAATTACGTTGACAATTCCCAAAGTATATTCTTTGTTGACAGCGATGTATTGAGTAATAATACGATTCCTCTCTCTAGTGTAGATACCAACAATAGAGCGGTTAAAGTTGGCGATACTATTATCGACAATAAACACGATAGATATTTTGTGACTAAAGTAACTCCTGCATCTGGTACTGAAGGGCAAGATGGATATGTAGCAGCTTCTATTACGGTTGGTAGTGCAAGGGGAACTAATAATATTGCCAATAAGACAGATATGCAAGCTGCTTTAGATAAAAAAGTGTCGTTATCTGGGGATACTATGACGGGTACCTTAGTTGCTCCTGTGGTACAAACTGGTACAGCTGATACAAATTATTTTCAGACAAAACGACTACGTGGGGAGGGTAATGCAACTCAATTATATCACGCTATTGATTTTGGGTATAGTGACCATAACCAAGTAGATTTTTACGAATATGGTGCTGTATGGAATTTTCACCAAGTAGATTCAGATAACAATGCCACACTGGTAGGTGCCATTAAAGCTGACGGTTGGCACGGTAATGTTATTGGTAATGCGGACACAGCCACTAAATTGTCTTGTAATGATACTGGGGGCGAGAATACCCCTGTGTACTGGAAAGACGGTTTACCAGTCGCTTGTAGTTTAAGTAATTATGCTACTACCGATAATATGACCACAGAATTAGCAAAGAAAGTAGACAAGGAGGGATATATTGCCTATTCTCAAGACGAAAAGGATAAACTAGCAGGCGTTGAAACGGGTGCAAACAACTACACTCTTCCGATTGCTACTTCTTCTGCACTGGGTGGTGTTAAAGGTGGTAGTAACGTAGCTATCTCCGCCGCTGGTGTAATGTCTGTTGACCTCTCCGCTTACCAGACAACTGCAGATGCTGACGAGAAATATTACACGAAAGATTCTGCAACCACTGACCTCGCTAAGAAAGTTGACAAAGTAACTGGTAAGGGTTTGTCTACTGAAGATTATACAACCGCAGAAAAAACTAAGTTGGCTGAGGTTGCTGAAGGTGCCAACAATTACACACTACCTGTAGCTACTGATAAAGTATTAGGTGGTGTAAAAGTAGGTTCTGGCATTACAATTGATAAAGACGGTGCGATTTCTGCCACATCTGTTACAGTAGATAGTACTTTATCTGCTGATAGTACTAACCCAGTACAAAATAAGGTTATTAAATCTGCTTTAGACTCGATGCAAACAGCTATTAATGCTCTAACTACTCAGTACGTATCTCCTGTGTACTACTCAAGAAATGCACAATGGAAAGCTGCTAAAACAACAATTACCGTACCATCTTACGTAGGTGTTGCAATAGGTAATCAAGTATATACATCTAGTGGTGCACAAGCGTTAGACATTACTCAAGCAGATAGTTGGGATACGGATGGTATAGTTGCTAGTAGAGCTGGTAAAGACTTCTATATTTATGCTTGCCAGCCTACAACAGGGACTGTGCCTAAATTTATCGTATCTGCAAATAGTACAGTTCCAACAGGGTATACGGCTGATAATTCTAGGAAAATTGGCGGTTTCCATTGCGAATGTGCCGATATTGGTACGATTAGTGGACATCCTTTGTCGGGATATGTTGCAGGGGATATTCTTCCTGCCAGTGTGTGGGACTTGAAACATAGACCAATTTCCTCACCTGAAGGTATGGTCTTTGATGGTAGACGATGGATTGATATTTACCTTGCGTCGTGGGACGGTTCAAAGCTCGTATCTAAGTACGGTGGCGTAATGGCTGACGGCGAAAGTACACCTAAGTGGCACGGGGAAAAGTTTGAAGAGGAATTTGCTAATGTTGGTAAACACTTACTTTCTCGAAGTGACTTTATGCACTGTATGAAAGGAACTCCAGAAGGTACGAATATAGCTGGTAGTAAAGATGCTAATACTACTGGTGGGCATAGTGATACTAACAATAGGCGCATCGTAAGTAATTACGGTGTAGAAGACTGTACTGGTGTCATATGGCAATGGGGCAGTGATTTGTTTGAAGGAGGAGCTTATGGAACTACACAAACAGCAGACAAATCCGAGGGTTATAATAAATATCTGAACGGATATTCCTGGATAAATAACACCGATAGCTCGGTATATTCTGCGTCTGTTGATGGCGACACCCCTTACGGCTCGTGCTTTGGCTTTTTGCGTCGGGTTCTCTTCGGCGGTTGGTGGGGCGATGGTTCGTATTGCGGTTCGCGTTGTGCGTATTGCAACGATTTCTCGGCTCGCCGCGCTGGCGACCTCGCTGGGCGGGGTGCGTCCGAGCCGTTAGCCGTAGAACTTTGATTAAATATATGTAATATATTTGTAATGTTTTTATATTGGCATATAGACGATAAGCTCGTGCAATGGCTTTTTGCGTCAGGTTCTATTCAGCAGTAAGTGGGACAATAGTTCGAATTGCAGTTCACGTTGTGCGAATTGCAACAATTTCTCAGCTAACCGCAATGGCAACATCACTGGACGAGGTACGTCCGATACGTGGGAAATATCATGGTTATCCGTGCCTAAATTCCTAACGGCTGGTCTATGTGCCATGGTGATAATAAACCAAAATACACAACGGAATAAAGAGACGGCTAGTAAAAATATTGAACGTCATCTCTTTAAATTTATTTTTTAGAGGTTATATGAAAAGACATAATGGGTTATATAATAAATTAATTGATATGGAAAATATCAAACTGGCTTATCATAATGCCAGAAAAAATAAAACATGGCAAGAACAAGTGAAATATGTAGATAGAAACGCTGACGTGTTGTTAGAGCAGTTACAGCAATCTTTAATTAATCATACTTTTCACACAGCTAAATATAAAACGAAAGATATTTATGAGCCAAAACATCGTGTTATATACATATTGCCGTTTTACCCAGATAGAATTGTACAACACGCTATTGTAAATGTCTTATCCCCGTTGTGGGATAGTATGTTTATTTATGACAGTTATGCATGTCGTAAGAACAAAGGGCAGCATAAAGGTAGCAAGAGGTGTATGGAGTACGCACGGCAATATGAATACTGCTTACAGGGCGATATTAGCAAATTTTACCCTAGTATTCGACACGATATACTAAAACAAATTATACGCAAAAAGATTAAGGACAATGAGATGCTGTGGTTGTTAGATAATATTATTGATAGTACCAACACTGAGACAAACGTACCTATAGGAAATTTTTTGTCGCAATGGTTTGGCAATTTATTTATGAATGAGTTAGATATGTACGTTAAGCATGTATTACACGTAACACCATATATTCGGTATTGCGACGATTTCTTGTTATTTGGGAACAACAAACAACACCTTCACAAGCTAGGAGTTTTGATTACAAACTTTATACAGGATAGATTATCAATGAAGTTAAGTAAGTTAAATCTATTCCATACGTATCAAGGCGTTGACTTTTTAGGGTATAGGCATTTCCACAATGGTAAAATATTAGTAAGGAAACGCACAGCAAAAAGAATCAAGAAAAGGATGAAATACATTGGTACACAATTAATACATAACACCATCCAGCCAGAACGTGCCTTAGGACAAATTGCTAGTGCTAGTGGATGGCTTAAACACGCAAATACATATAACCTACAAGTTAGCTTACACCTAAAAGAACTAAAAGAGGAGGTCGAATATGAAAAACGTTCACAGATTTAGCGATTTCGCAAATGATAACATTCTTGACGGTGAAAAGAAACGTTTGTCTGAAATCCTTAATCAAGAAATTATTGTAACTAGTTTTAACGTGACACCTAGTAAAAAGAACAGTGGCGAATGTTTAAAATTACAATATGAAATAGACGGAAAGAAATATGTTACATTCACTGGTAGCGTTGTCCTTATAAAGCAATGTAAGGAAAACAAAGACCAGATGCCGTTCGTAACAGTTATTAAACAGGTTGGTAAATATTATTCATTCACATAAGGAGGACTTATGGTAGGATATCCTAAGCATTTAAATACCAAAGAAGATTATGAGTACGTTCGTACTAATTTTCCGAAAGAACAGTGGAAAGCTGATTTTCAAGATTTATTAGACAGCCGTTGTGATTGGTTTAACGATGGCGTGGTTGAAGGACAAGGTATAACTGATGACACCCATAAAGTAGTAACAGATACACAAGAGAATAAATCATATCAATACGTATATAAAGACAACCCTAGTGCTAAAATACATCAACTAGGATACACAGTTGACGAAGTCACTAATATTATCAATGGCAAGTAATTCTTATAGTAGTGGAGTAATTTGGGGGAGTTGCTTATTATATTTAACGGGGGCTTAATGCCCCCTTTTTATTTATATCGGAGGAAATATGATACAAGTAGAATGTGTAACCGCCGCCCTACCAACAGACGTAGCTACAACGGTGAACACACAGGTACAATCACTCGTTGCATCTAAGTATGAGATTTTAAATGTGTACCCTATTACAGTAGGCGATGCACGTTATGTATCGGCGATGATTGTATATAATACTACACCAACTACAAATACATACGTAACACAGGAGGCACTAAGCAATACATTAAGTAGCTACGCTAAGAAAACAGAAATTCCTACTATTCCAACGGTTCCCACTAAGGTATCTCAGCTCGAAAACGATGCTGGATACATTACACAATCCGTAGCTGATACTCTTTACGAACATAAAACTACGGGTGAATAAGGAGGATTATGTTTATTTGGGATGATATTTTGGTGCTCGTTAGCATAACAACGGCATTGTGTAGTGGGTTTAAGTTTATTGTGATTAACCCATTAAAAGAGGCAATTAAGCAAAATACTTCGTTACTCGAAGAATTAAAACACGAATTACAACAAAGTGCATTAGATAGGCGGATGTTAGATAAGCGTATTTCTGCTTTAGAAGCTTTACATAAAGTAAATGAAGATAGATTAGCACAGTTAGAAAAGATTGTACATAGGCTAGAAAGTAGTAAATGAAAACATTTATTTCAGCCATTAAGACTTCTTTAAATAAAGTATTAGAAATCGGTAAAACACCTAAGAATTATCGGTGGATTAATGTTATTCTATGGGCTTATGCATATTTATTTATTATGTATAATGCAGGATGGATATGGAATTGGATGACGACAGGCATTGCTGCCCTTGGTGATTTAATTGCCTTGGGCACTTTAATGTTTTCACCAGCAGCTATCGCTGCACTTATAACTTTTATAAAGATTAAAACTGACAAGAACGGTAATAAAATACCAGATTTTTTGGAGGATAAAAATGAAGGTAATCGACGTGAATGGATGGAGGGAGAACCCAGACCTGGCCCAGGCCCCAGACGAAATTAAAGGAATCATTATTAAGATTAGTGAAGGATGTTCCATTGATGAAGACTTTGATAGACACCTAGAAAACGCTATCGCACAGCGTGTACCGATTGGTGTATACTGTTATACCCACGCACGTGACGCTTCTCGTGCTAGTACCGAAGCGGCTACTCTTATTGAAAAGCTGAATGAATATGGTGACCTTGATTTGTCCCTTGGTATTTGGTTTGACATCGAAGATGGTAATGTACCTAGTGGTAAATCTCCTTTTGAAGTGGCAGAAATTATCATGGGGTTTGTCAACACTATCACAGATTACTCTCATGATATTCCTGTAGGTATTTATTCTGGTTACTACTGTCTTACTGACCAGATTGATGTTGACTCGTTGCCAGATTATGTACGTATCTGGGTGGCAAACTATAGTTCTCGTAACTACTGGGACGAAGAACACCCAGACAGACAGTGTACTATGTGGCAGTATTCTGAATCTTATCCTATTGGAAATGATTATTACGATGTAGAGGAATGGTATGACGAATGAAATTAAAAAGTATCTTGCTATGTTCGCTCTTATTGTTGCCATCTTTATCGGGGGTTTCTGCTCAGGATATTACTATCAGTCAGGGAGATTGGACAGACTTCAAGAACGACTTGATATTATTGCAGAACAACAACAAGAAACAGCTAGAAACATTGGACAAGCAGAAACAGGAATTGACACTGCTAAAGACACAACTGGACGAATCGAGGACAGCGTTGACGAGAGCAGAAGAGTCGAACAATCAACTACAGAAATCCTTGAACGAATCCAAAAAAGAATTGAAAAAGTTGAAGCCGAAAACCGTTAATGTTGGTGTAGGTTTGGTATACTACGATAGTAAAGTGAAGCCAGCCATTAGTCTTAGTTATCACGACGTCACAGTGACTGGTAACAAGGATTACGTTGGTGTATTCTATAATCTTTTGTGAGGTGACATATGGCTTATCAAGTACGTAAACACGAAGCTAAACAGGTACTGGAGTTCAGTGACAATACTGGTGGTATGAATATATCTCTCGAACCAGATAAAATTAATGAGAATGAATGTGTGGACGCTACTAATTTGCAGTTTAATTTTTATACTGGTAAGTTTTGTACTCGACCAGCTATTGATACCCCTATTGACACTGAGTCTCAACCTGTTACACATCTATGGTACGACGCTTCTACACGTATTACATACTTCTTCGTTGGCGGTGCTAATCAAAAGAAAACTATTAAAATGTTAAATGGTGCTGGTACAATTACGACACTTGGTCAAACTACTGGCACCATTGATAAGCCTAAATGTTTAAACTTCGGTGGTAATGTATTTATTGCTAGCGGTCGTAAACTACAGGCTTATCTAATTCAGCCGCCGCCTTGGTTAGTTTCTCAGCGAAACAAACTAGTCACACTTGATGGGTCTAGTGTGGCTGAAGGTATTCTTAATGATAGTCCTAATGTAGATGTGTTGTATTATAAATCTGGCAGATTGGTATGTGCAGCCAGTGGCGATGATACCATCTACTACTCTTCTGTTGGCGACGCACTGAGTGAGAAGGCTATTGGTATTGATTACGACGACCCTGACGATGAATCTTCTGCTAAGTATATTAGTAACGTAGGTGCTGATGACTCTGGTAAGTTCTTAACCATTGTACCAATGTCTACCGATATTGTAGTATTCAAAACATCTGGGAACGTATATACTGTATCTGGCGAAGCTCCTAACTGGTATATCTCTTTGGTTGGTACTAACTCGGACGCAGTAGGTGCAGACGCTATTGTTCCATTTGCGAATGATATTGCCTTCGTATCTACTCAGGGGTTGCGTAAACTAACCAACAGTGCTACGTATGGTAACTACAGTACAGAAGAGTTTGGGCAGAAATGTAACCCAGATATTATGGATGGTATTTCTAACCCGTGGCTATCTGACTTACGTGATAGACGTCAGATGGTAGTCGCTAAAAATAACTACAGTGATTTGTATATCTTCCACTATAACTACGGTGCTTTCACCAAGTGGAACTTTGATGGTAGTATTACCATCTACGATATGACAGAAACTCAGAACGGTGTACTTATTGCTGGTGCTCGTGATGGTCAAGGGTTTTTGTCTTATCTCAATGATACTATCGAACAGGACTTTAATGAGTTACCAATTAATCAGGTGTATACTTCTCGTGTTGTACACGACTATGATTTAATTAACTCCCACGTTAACAATATTCAAATTACAAACAACGGTGGCAGTGGAACAACTACTGCTTCTTGTAATGGACATGTGTTTGCTACATTAGATACTGATACATCTATTAAGCATGTCCGCTCGCAGATTCGTGATGAGACATTACAGTATTCTATTTCTACCACGAATAGAATTGATATTGAACATTTAGCGGCAACTGTTATTTCAAGTACAGATGGGAGTGGAGCTAGGAACAATGGCAGTACAGGACAGTGGACTTCTCTCGCTGACGCAATTAACTCACGTTGATTTCGATGAGAAGAAGTTAGAAGAAAAGATTAAAACATATGAAAAGAAAACTGGCGAAGTCTTATCAGAAGAACGTAAGAAATTCAAGTACGTTAAGTTCTGGGACGACGGCAGTTTTCTTTTATTTAATATCTACGAAAAATATTTCCAGATAGGGCCTACTAATTGTAAATGGGAAGCCGTGTGGGAATACGTAACTACAGTGTGTAAGATACTTGGAATCAAAACGTGTTACACGTTTACCAATAGAAACCCAAAGGCTTACACACGATTAACTCATAGTAAATTCATCTCTATGCAAGATGGTTATGCTATTATCAGAAAGGACGTGAACTAATGGGTGGCGGACATTCCAGCTCTTCCTCTTCTCAGGAAGTAAAACAGAGAGAATTATCGCAGGAAGAAAAGGACTTAATTGCGGCACAGACTAGATATATGCAGAGTATCCAACCAGCCGTAGATAAGTTAGTACAGCGGTCTAATAGTTCTATTGATAACGTATATCAACCAGATTGGACTAAGGCTCATAATGACATGTCCAATACATTGAATAATGCTACTAGTCAGATTCAAGGATTGAACAAGTACACTAATCAGTTGGAACAAATTAGTAATGGTGAACTACCGCAGTCTTATTTGCAGAACATGCAGACTGTATATAACAACATGTACAAAACAAGTATGGGTGCTGGCCTCAACGATTTAGCTAGCCGTGGTGTTATTAACTCCTCTGCTCTCAACAATGCAACCAACCAGATTCAGAAGAACCTTACCAACCAGATGGCACAGGATTATTCTAACAACCTTAACCAGGCTGCTAACCTTACGAACAATACTCTTAGCCAGAACCTTAACCTTATTAACTCTCAGGTTCAAAACGCAAATGATAAATACAATCTCAACTCTTCTACGCAGGCTAACAGTATGTATCTTCCGTCTCAGTGGTTGGCTCTTGCTAGTGGTGTTAATACCTCTGGTAATAATACCCTCAACTCTGTTGGTAACGTATACAACAATGCGTCTTATATTGCGACTAATACAAACACTCGGTCGAAGACTGGGTTATTCTAAGCGAGGTGATAAATAAATGATTGTAGCTCCGACTACTCACAACTGGGAAGTAGACCATGGCCCGTTGGCTGGTCTTGGTGGTTTGCTTTCTGGTAACGGTGATGGTTTCTTAACCCAGCTTGCTAACGCCTTCAACGCAGCTCAAGGTGGCGATGGTAAGAGTGGTCTTATTGGTTTGTTTATGCAAGGAAGGAATAACCGTGACGACGCTAAACTAGCCTATGACAAAAATGTAGGTGAAAGTTTGAAGAACGCTAATGGTCTGATTAATGCTGCCAATCAGTACTTAAAAGACGATGGTACTTACGATGTTGACGCACTCATGAAGAACCCTGACGCCCGTGGACTTTTTGCTAACTACGGTATGTACAACCTTAATAATGATAATATCTCTAGTGCGGTTAAAAACGCTCAAGGTTATAATGACACATATGGTGACCATGCTCAAATGGGTTACGCACAAATGCATAAACTGGCTGACTATCCAGAATATAAAGCATTTGACCCACGCACTAGTTATACACAAACAGCACAACAGGAAGCAACTTCTCCAGCCCCAACTAACGGCGGTTTGATGGATACTGTTGGTAGCACAGCAACTCCTACCGCTACCACGCCAGCTGGTGACATGCAGAACCACACTAACAACAACACTTGGCACTTAGCTGATATGGGTTCTTCTACTCCTGACGCTAGTCAGCTTATGGCTAACGCTACACAGGTAGATAATATTAATCTTCCTACTCGTGATAGTTCTTTGAGTAAACAGTCCGAAGAAGAAGGACAAAAGACTACACAAGAAGCGGTCAATAAAGGTATGGAAGCAGCTAATAAAGGGCCAGGTTTACTTGGTTCTGTAATTAAAGGTGCTATCATTGGTGCCGCTACTGGTGGTTCTGGTTGGGCAGGTGCTTTAAATGGTGCTAAGAACTGGGGCCTTGGGCAACTCGGTGGGGTAGGTCAGCTTTATGGTGCCTACCAAGGAATCTCTGACGCTACCAAGGGAACCCCTACAGTAGACGCAACACAGCAGGTAGCACAGAACCCAATGGGTAACTGGCAACAGTTCTCCCTTACCCAACCTACAGGATATCAAATGGGGAACTACGGTTCTTCCTTTATGAGAAATAACGGATATGGAGGATTATTCTAATGGCTACACCAGCTTATTTTGCCGAAGGCCAGCAATACTCTGATGATGATATCCTTGCAGCCATCGCACAAAAAGAAAGCGGTGGCTCTGATGACCCATGGAACGTAACTAACCAATACGGTATGCGAGGCCCATGGCAATTCTCTCCTGATACATATGCAGAAGTCGCTAAACAAAACGGTCTCGATGGTTCTGATTGGTCTCCTGAAAACCAAACAGCCGTTGCTCGTGCCCATATCCATGACCTGAGAAGTAAGTACGGTGATATTGGTGCTATCCAAGCGTGGCTTGGTGGAGAAGGTAACGTAGGTAACGGAGACTTTACTGACGGAAACGGAGTTTCTATTAATCAGTATACACAAGACGTATTAAACAATTTGCAGAACTTCACTGGTCAAGACCCGTCATCTATTTACGGAAAGAACTCTGGCCCATATCAGACTAACTTACTTGAAGGATATCGACGTGCTGGCGGTATATTAAACAACCCTAATGAACCTTTCCCTTCTGACTTTGTACAACGCATGATGGCACAACCCACGGTGAATGCAAGTCAAAGGGTAATGAATGACTTCTTACAAAACCAAGCACCAGAGATTACGGCTCGTGCTATGGGAGCGTACAACCGTAACAAAGATTTCTTTAACGCTGTTAATAAGATGTCTGCTGACGCAGCTAGAGAAGGAGCTGGTATCGAAAATAAGAATATGCAAAAGACAATGGCCGCTCAGTTCGCAGACCAGATTGCACAGAGTAATAGCTCTGCTAATATCGCATTACTTGCTAAACTTGGTGCTGCTCTTACTGGGGTACAGTTCGACCCGAACAGTAAACAACTCGCTGACGCAGGTCAACTGTATATGAAACAAATTGAGATTAACAACCAAGCTACAAAGGCCAACATCAACCAAGCGAATAAAGATAGAGAGTACGCATTAGAGGCTATGAAGACTAAAGCGTATCTCGATAGAATGAATAACGCTGGGTCTTATAGTAAGGGAGGAGCAGGCGGTGGTTCTGCTGGTTCCTCTGGCGGTAGTGGAGGAGGTTCTCCGATTGCATACGTAATCGAAGACGAAGACGCTATTAAGAATAACGTTGATAAATTAATCAACAGTCCTCAGTTTAAACAGTACCAGGACATTATCTGGAAATCAGACTCCTCTCCAGAAGCTCGTGACTTAGCCACTAAAGGTGCATTAAAACTCATTGCAGATTATGGCATGTCTATGGAACAAGCTGGTAAACGAGCTTCCGCTAATAAACTATTTAACGATATTGCTTCGTCTGTCATTAGTCAGGCACAAGAAATGTCTCACCCAGCTGGTACGAACCCAGCAGACCAAGAAGCACAGAACGATACCAACCAAGGTTTGCTTAATGCATACATGAACACGGTAGTTGGAACCTCTGCAAATGGTCAACCGTTGACATTAGCTGATGTACAAAATTCTATGAACTCCACTGACGTAATGGCGGCAACAGGACAATTTATAAATAAATTTTAAGGAGGTTACATGGCAGTAAGATTTAACAATTATCAGCCAGGAGCACAGTTTGCTGCTGCATTAGACCAGGCAGATAGACAATACCAAGATAAGCTGGCTCTTGGTTGGGTTCCATCTGAACGTGACCCCGACCAGGGTATCTTTGGTAGTTTTTGGGATAGCTTTACTAGCTCCGCTGAGTCTTCACTCGGTGGAGCTTTAACGTCTGTTGGTGTAATGGCGGATAGTCCGTGGATAGCTGGACTTGGTGGTGACCTTACACGACGTTCTGCCAAGTACGCAGACTGGGGTAATGACTACGACGACAACCCAAACAAGTCTCGTTATTCTCTTGAATATCTCTTAGACCCACACGGTTTATGGAGTGACGCTGGCGTAATGGCTGGCTCTTCTGCTCCAGGTATGTTATCTGGCATGGCACTTGGTGCCGCTGTTGCTGGTACTGGCGGTATGGCCTTACCAGCTATTGGTGTGTTAGCTAGTGCTGGTCTTGAAGTTGGTGCAAACTTTGGTCAAGGCTACATGGACAAGAAGAGAGATAACATCGAGGCACAGATTAAAGCAGGACAGCGTCCTACTGGTTCTGTATACGATGGTAACATTGACCAAGCTGCATGGGACGATTTGACTAAAGACCCATGGAAGAACGCAGAACTTATTGGCTCTTCTTTCATGGATACTGCTCTTGATGTAGCTACTGGTATGTCTGGTGGTCTTGTCTCTATGGCTGGTAAAGGTTTAGCTAAGGCAGGGCTACTGGACGCTATGGCCTCTGGCGGTGGTAAAGTAGCAGGTGCAATTCTTGGCGACGCAGCTCGTGCTGATACTATGCTTGGTCGTGCTGCTTATGGTTTATCTAAAGCAGGTAGACCACTTGAATTTGCTGGTAACAGAGTGGCTAATGCGTTGGGTGAAGGTGTACAGGAAGCATGGCAGCAGCGTGTTCAGGATGGTATGGGTCAAGGCTTCGGTGACGACCGTGATGACGCTGGTAGCTTCTTCCGTGACCTCGCTAATGGTAATTGGGACAACTTTACCGACGACGAAAAGAACTCTTTCAATGCCGCATTCTTGCCAACCCTTATAACTGGTATTGGTGGGGCTGGTATTCGTAAGGCTGGTCAGTACGCCTACGACAACACATTGGGAGAACGATACAAAAACAATAGAGAATATGAAGACTTAGTTAGCAATATGAACATGGCTGACGCTATGCAACAGAACGGTCTGATGAATGGGTACGTAGCAAACAATTACGCACCAGATAACCCGATTGTTACACATTCTGACGTTGACGCTAATACTAATATCAATGTTGATTTGTCTGCACCAACTGATACCGTCATGCCTTCGTTTGCAAAACGACCAGCACCAACTAAACAAGAAATTGGATATGACGAAAACGGACTACCAACAGTTGTTGAAGTACCTCAGTATAAAGATGTTTATGGACAAGTGAAGAGCGAACTGGATAATCAGGTAGTTCATCGACCTGATATCACCTCTGGAGACACTTCTAATGTAGATAGTGCCCGCTCTGAATTAACTAACGGTATCCAGAGTCGTTTACAGGACGTACCAGATATCTTGCAGAGAGCTTACAATAACGCAGATCTCGATACTATTAACCAAGCTATTCCAGAAGGTAATGAAAAACTGTCTCCTCAAATGCTTAACGCCGCTATGCGTGGAGACTCCAATGCAGCTAACTATATGTTACAGGTACTCGGTAAAAAGAATGTAGTTGCAGCAATTAAACAAAGAAAGCAAGAACAGAAGGATAAGGTTCAAGCAGCCAAAGCACAGATTAAATCTATTCAGTCTGAACTGAAAGATACAATCAAAGGTATTGGTGATAAAAACAGTAACCAAGAAGCCATCGCTAAGGCTCAGGATATTATTCATTCGTTAGCCCCTAATGGTAAAGCTGAAGAATTGGCTCCTAGTGTTAAGAGTCGTTTCTTGCAAGTAAACCAAGAATTACTTGACCGTGCTAATAATGGAGACACTAAAGCTATTCGTGACATCTTACGTGCAGTTGACCCGAAAGCTCTAGTAACAACCGAGCCAGCAACAACTAACGTACAGCAAAATGACTATGAACCTTTAGATGAACCAACACAAGAAGGACCGACTCAGGTTCCGCAAACCATTCAAACTGGTGAAGACACAGGTTATTCAACGGGAAAACAGGACGTACCTCAGTCTAATGGTGTAACTACACCTACACAGAATAACGACGTTGTAAAACCGAAAGTTAATATGCAAACACAACAGACACCAAACAATACCGCACCAAGTAACGATTATATTCCTGGCGGTGCGATTGACAACAATGGTGTCACACGTGCCCCGAATGGTGGTGCAGCGGTACAGCAAAACGTTCAAAATGGTGCAAACTCTGGTTATTCAACGCAGAATACACAGGTACCAGACAAAAGCGGTGTAACTACACCTCAGCCTAACGGTACACATCAGAATCAGTCAGTTTATACCCCAACAGGAGCCACCCCTAATACAGCTACACCAAACGGTATGATTAGAGGTGAAGACTCCAATAGAGTTAAATTCATACATTCTATTAATACGCCAGAAGACGTTGAGCGTGGTATTAACGTTATTAAACAGGCAAAGAATAACGGGCTTATTGCTAAACTTGTTGACCATTTGCAGTTTGACCACGCAAGTGTATCCAGAGCTTTACAAGGCTCAGTTGGCGACATCACTAATATTATTAGTGCTATGTCCGATGAAGATTTTGATAAATTCGATAATACAGGAGGCAAGACTAATGCGAACAACACAGACCAGACCACCGAAGGTAGTACAGACGACAAAGCAGAAAAGGGGACAGAAAACAGGGGGAACCCACACCAGCAGGGGAGGGTCAACAACAATGCAAAAGGTGAAAATTCCACAGGCACCGAAGGCACACATGAACAAACTGACGAAAAGAAAATAAATGACGCACCGTTATTTAAAAATGACGGTGGCACAATTGAAGAGGATAATGATAAGCACGATAGAGTAAATGAAGTTCAGGCAGAGACTACTCTCCATAGAGATAGAACTGCAACGACAACCCAAGATAAGGATAATACGTATCATAGCTATGTTGACAACAAACTTTCTCCAGAGCTCGAAACTACTGTAGGAGCATTCTACGCTTCTCAGAATAAGATGTCTTTTGCTAACCTCGTAACAATGTTACCAGACGCTATTGAATACATTAAATTCCTCAACGGAAATCAGAACGTATTTAACGGTGACAAAGCAAAGGAAATGCAGTGCTTGATGAATTATCGTGCAGTATGTGGCTCTTTGTATTCTCTTGGTATTAACCTACTCAAGAAAAAAGCCACTATTGCAAACGCTACTAACTCTCAAGGACAAATTGATTTTAATAGCACTACCAACTTTGGTGAAGTGGCTTCCGATGTATTTAATATTCTTCCAGCAGCAATCAACTCTGCCATCATTACGTATGACGGAGTTAAGGCTGCATTTGAGCGTAGAACTGACGGGAAGCCGTCTGACATCCCAAGTCTGAATACTTGGTTCTACTTCTGCTTGGAAGACGCTTATGACAGATATGCTACGCAACGTGCTGGCAGTGGCCTTGTGTTAGCAGAACATTCAGGCAGTATCGGCAAGAACGAAGTTTATAGTGTGCTTGGAGACTTGTTCCCCCAAAACAATATGTTTACACACGCATTGTTAAGCCAGAAAATACCAGATAGTCTATCTCAGTATGGAATTAAGTCTATGATAGACTTAGTGTCTTGGCTCGATAACGACAAGGATATCGAAGGTAGAAAGACTGGTAGACGTTTTATCCAGAAAGCATGGCAGAACGCTATGCAGCACGGACATTGGAGACAGGAATTATTAACTGGACTTCAAAAAGCTAAAGAAAATAACAACTACAACGATTACGCTAAACAATTCGTTGCAGCCTTTAGTGATGTATTTACCACTCTGGTTAGCACACCAGAAGGACAAGAAGCCTGGCATACTTACCGTAGTATGCGAAAGTTAGATGATATTGTAACAAATGATATCAGGCAGAAAATCGAAGAATCTTATAACAAGAAAAATGGTATGTACGCAGATTACAGCATGCAATTCTTACTTCAGGTTTTAGGTGGTGACGGACGAGCAGATAAAGAGTTCGATGTATATGAGGACAGAGTAATTCAGAATCTGGAAGATAAAATCAAACGTTCTCAGCTCCTTACTAGAGAAGGACGTGCTGTAGGTTTAACTAAATTAGCAATAATTAAACGAGCTATCGAATTAGCTAAAAGTGCAAGAAAACATAGTGCAATCTACGGCGAATACATTCCTCCTCACAAAGGTAAGAGTCAAAATCAAAATGGGTCTACCCAAGAAGATAAGAGTACACTTGGCAGTAAACTTCATAATAGAGATAAAGGTAACGGATATTCGATTAATGCAGACTTTGCGAACAGAGGTCCGTTAAATGCTATCTCTGAAGATTATCGTATGCAAGCAGGACTCGCCAGAAGACTTGAGATTATGTCTTTTGAAATTCAGATGTGTAACTTAGCAAGTCAGCTTGGAGACTTGCATACCTCTGCTCTACTAAAACGTGTTAATCAAGATGAAGCGTATTTGTCGCCTACTGATAAAGCACGTCTAATGCAAGCGTTTATCGTGTGCACGATTGAAAACAATTTTGGCGATATTAATAATTCCGACTTTAAACAACTCTCTAAAAGCTCTGACTCAGAAACAGTAAGAGAATATGGCTTGAAGTTGATTAGTCGTATCAACCGAATGTTCCCGACCACAATTACCAAAAAGGCTGGAGACGTTAACACACAAATTAAAGATTTAGATGAAAATCTAAATAAACTGTGTGAGGAAATTCAGAAAGACCCAATTGGAAAGAAACTGTTCGGTTTAGTATACAGTAAAAACATTGTATGCACATATAACGACGGTGGCGTGTTCAAAGACATGCTCATGACACGCAGAACTCCTACTTTTCCGTGGCTTAAAACAAAGACTTCTGGTAGAATGATGTCTGCTGACACATTCGATAGAAGCAAATTTGTTAAGAATTATGTTGCGAAAGTAAACAAAAAAGCAAAGGAAGATATTACAGTATCCGACATTATGGATTTAGAAAAGAGTAAAGAGAAGAAAAGACAGGCTACCGAGGAAGTATACTCTAATAACATGAAAACCTATGGGTTTAGCAATAGTACGATTCACGACTTGGCCCAGTTTAATGGTGAATGGAAAGAAAATCTGTGGAATAAGGCAAGCAAGAAGGCCTACCCAACGGTCCCGACAGACGCAAAAGCTAGAGCGAAGTACAACAAAGACCGCACTGAGTTCATGAACCGACTTAACAACGCCATCAATAAAGCGAGAAGAGCGGTACTTTCTGTAGCGTCTATGGGAGCAGGAAAATACAACGTACAAGACGAATTAGCTACTTTAAAGATGGACTTTGCGGTTGCCCATGGTGTTACTTCTGTTGACGCCGTACTTCTTTCTAAGGCACTCGCACAGCATATTCAAGAGCTGGCTGATGATTTAGTAAAAAATCAGAAGATTTTCCTTAATACTTCTCATCCAGGGCACAGAGTGCAGCATTTAAATGCTTTTGTATATAATTATGCAATCGGAGACCAAGAAAAAGGCATTGACCAAGGGCGTAGAGCAGCAGAGAAGAAAGATGGTATTGTTATCAGTTACAAGCACGGTTTGTATGCTATCACCCAAGAGGAAGCCGATAAATTAAGCAGAGGTGAGATTGGTAAAGAAGATGTTTGTCATCCGTCTAACCGTGTAGTTAAGAGTGTACGTACTATTGAGGGTGACTTAAAAGCGACAGGGCAGACTACTGGATTGAACCCATATCTTATCGATAATAGAGTTGATAAAGTTTATACCGATACTCCTCATAATGGGTTCTTAATTTCTTCTGGTACTATCGTTGGTAATATAGATACCTTTATCTACGACTTCTTCAGAGTTAGAGACGGTATTTCTAATAATATCGCACTGAAAACACTGCTAGTAGTAAACTCTAAGTTACCATTAGATACAATTATCCACGATGGGCTGGATAACTATATTGCCGATTATGCAGATAAGCACAATATGACATTAGCGGACGCACGAAAAAAGATTCTCAATCAACTAAAAAACGAAGCAGTTAAATTTATGAAACAGGAACAACTCGATATCGGGTTGGAAAAGAGAGACCAAACAAGAATGAAAATGTTTGGTACCGTCATTAACTACCCGAACAGTGCACAGGTTAAATTCAAAGAAGGTCCTAGTGAAATTAGAAACTTGTTAAAGTTTATTGCTAGTATCGTAGATATAGAAAGTATGAAAAATAAGCCAGAACCAGCACTTACGAAACCTGTTGCACCAACGCAGAAGTCTAAGCCTAAGCAGACAGTTAAACCGCAGACAAAACCAATAGCAAAACCAACTCCAGTCAAAGCGACACTAAAGCCGTCCAACAACAATGTAAATATGACAGAAACAGAAAAGTCTCTGTGGGTAGATAGATATGATAAATTATCTCGTGCGTTTAGAAGTGCTTTAACCTCCTTAGCGAATAAAGGTGGCATGTACAGCGTAGTACCAATGAAAGTAAATACTAAATCTACAGTTTTACGAGATAAAGGTATACTCAATGGTACTAAGGTAATGACGCAGGAAGATAGAAAAGCTACCACCACTACAGTATGGACAACTGGAGATTTCTATAGCCCGCAAAACCCATTTGCTGGGGTTCTACGTCTACTCGGTGGATTGCGTATGCAAGACCTTGAAGTACATGTAACATCTCCAGTTGCTACACTGTATGACGAAATCAGAGCCAAACACGGCAATAGCTTAATTGCTTTCTCTGGAGCCGTTAATGAACTCGATGACGCTGGTTTGATTACTTCTGCACATTTGATTAGCTATAAATTAGCACAAAAGAAAGAATTAACATATTCTGATGTTAATACCTTAGTTGACTTATTAACAATAATACAAGCACGAGCAGCTAGTGATATTAATTTCGTTATCAGTGCGGCTCAGAGCGATATACAGACCTTTAGTGTAAATACAAATAGAGACGCAGACCCGACAAGTGCCCCCGGTAAGGTAACAACAACTCCTTATTCTGTAGAGGTTCATGATAAAGTTCCAGGTACTTACAACGTTAAAGCAACTAATGTTAGCGTCCTTAGCAATTTAGCAACAGAAAGAGAACACACTTCTAAAGATACTGTTATTACAATGAATAAAGAGAATGCTGAATTTTTAACTGGTATGAACTTGCACGTTTCTGATAATGCAAATACACAGTTTGCCCATACACTATTTGTTAATATCGCAAGCAAGGTGCTTGGGGTGGCTCCGTCTTTATTGCAAGGTGAAGCTTCTAAAACAGCTAATGGTCTAACATACACTAGCAGTAGAAATATTACAGCAACTAGAAGGTTACCGACTATTTACCATGAATTAATGCACGTCGCACAGTTAGCCATTTATGAAATCGACGGTGCCAAATCACGCTTATTTATGACAAACGAGCCCGTCACAGAGAGTATCGAGTTGGGCGAAAACTTTATATCTAAGCCAAGAGCAAGAATTACTCGTCCTAAAGACTCAACAGAAGCGTTAAGACAGAAACATGTGGCATACCCTATCGTCAAGAATGCACTTAATAAAGCAATGAAAGAATTAAATAAATCTGACACTTTAACTGCTAAGATGATTCACACAATGGGTTCGTTGGTTGACCTCGACGCTCAGACAGAAGCGTGTGTAAATTTGTTGATAGATAGTGGTCTGGCATGTGTCAGAATAGACAAAGCTACTGGTGCAAAACAGTTTGTCACTAAACTTACTCCTGATACAATGTTTAGACTATACAGGAGTAGTTTTACATCGTCAGTAGACCATGTACGTGGGAATATTGCTGGTGCATATTCTGCTTTGGAGTCAGCTATTCTTATCCCGTGTATTTTAATGGGTAATGCTGAAACAAAAGTTGGCAAACTTCATCAAAGTTTAGCACGTGCACTCATGGAAGCATATAGTAGCTTAATCAGTGTTAAACAGCACGGTAAATTTAACGTCAACCAAAGTATCGATTCTGACTTTGCAAGTACCTGGTTGTATAAATCAACAGAACTACTTCGTGCTATCGAAAAAGCAGACCCAAATGGAGAAATGAGGAACTGGACAAAGGTTCGTATTGATGATAACAAATCTGTCAAAGAGGCTATTGCTAATTTAACAAACATCAAGGAGATTGAAGAGCAAGAAAATACAATGTACGAAAAAGCTGAAGAGCTACTGCCTCCGTCTGTTAGTGATAAATCAGAAGTCCCAGACAGTAAAGTAATGCAGGTGCTCCAGCACATTGCCGATAAACGTAACCCAACTATGAATAGAACTGTACAAAAGAAAGGTTGGTCAGCTAGTTTATGGAGTAGGTTTAGGACTCCAACACTCAGTTGGTTTGAAAAACTTATCGACTCAGAAGAAGCTAAACACTTGATTGATTTAGGTAACAGATGTATTGAATGGCAGAAGAAAATGAACGCCCAGAGCGATAACTACGTCAAACAACTCAGAGCTACGCTAACGTTTAAAGGAAACAAAATTAGAACACGTCAACTCCAGCAATACTTCAATGACGCCATTAACGAGGCTAGTGAACGTGGCAGAGACCTCGTTGAACTCTTCGATATGCCAGTAGAAGCTGGTCAAGATGAACGTTGTATGAACCACTCTGAATCTGGTCAACACGCAATGTTGAAGGTGTACGAGGGCGATACATTTATTCAGATTCACCAAATGCCAAATAAGGAAATTGCACAGCAAAAGATTAATGATAAAGTACAAGAATTGCAGAAGAAGTTAGAAAAAGAAGGTAAGAAAATACCAGAAAATCAGGCGTTCTGGTACGATGAAAAGACTGGTACCGCAACATTCTACGCTTGTCCAAGTTCTCGTATGGCAGACGGACAGTTCAAGAACTTGTTTGTATCTGCACCGACACAGAAGGACGGTAAAGGGGCAGAAGCATATACAAACATGCGTATGAGACTGTTAAGAGACGTCATGAATGAAAATGATAAAGCTAGAAGAGAGAAGATGAAAACATTAGGTTTCGATAAGGCATTTATTGACCAGTTCATTAAAGCTCATGCGTTATACAGAGGACTCCTTACTAACGCATACATTAGAGAACGTAAAAGAGAAATGCGAAACGAAGATATTATCGGACAGCAGAGAATTGGTTTTATTCACGCTTATTCTCCTAGGTACTACGCACGCTACATTCTCCGTAAAGAAGTATGGACTGTGTTGCCAAAAGGCTCGTTAAGTCCGTCTAAACTAAAAGCCGAACTTGCAGAAGGTACCGTTGTTAAGTATAACAATAAATACTACCGAGTGCAAAGCGTAGGCCTTGGTTCTTTCTCTAGTAAGTCCGAAAGAGCTAGATACAGAAACGAGCATAAGCTTGCTTCTAACGAAAGATACGTAGAGATGACTAGAGACGACTGGATGAAACAGCACGGCGGCGAGTCGGACGCATTCACTACTCCTATTCATAGTATGGGCAACGTTACCAACTCTGATGTAAGTAAGGCAACCAGAGACATTAAAAAGAGAACCGCTGGCATATTGGTAGATTTCATTAGTAAATACTACCCAGATAAACAGCCGTGGGAAGGGAAAAAGACTATTAAGAATATTGTGGATAAACTGGAACACATGCCGCCAGAGGACAAGGCAGTATATGGGGAGCATAAAGAAGATTTAATTCGACTGGCTAAAGGCTTGAGAATCAACGCAAAAGACATTGTTACTATGAAACAGTTAAAAGATTCTATTATTAATGAAGGTACTCAATTTCTGGCTGGTCGATATGCACAGGAACGGGTATCTAAGAGTGGCAACTACTCCAGAGATGTGATTGGGTCTTTACAACAGTACTTACACGCAGTAAATAACATTGAATCTCTCACCCCATTTTACAGAAATGCTACTAAGACGATTAAAGAATACACTGGCAGAGAATATAGTAAATCAGAACGAGATTCCTTTGAAACCAACTATAATATTATGTGTGACGCTGTTGATGTTATCCTTGGTAGAACACCGAAGCCAACAGATAAACTCTTACGTCAAGTTAGTGCTGGTGCTATTGAAGCTATTTATAAAATTACGCCTCTTAAGAAACTGTTTGAGGCATGTAACATTCACTTCCCAGATATGTGGCTACCGTCCCTTATTCAGTTTGGTTTAGCTTTGCAGGTTCCGTTGAAACTTGGCATGTTGAATGTCGCTACAGGTTTAGCACAGTACGCTCAGTTATCGAACGTATATGCTATGGGTGGTGAAGAAGCATTTGCTTACGCTATGAAGAGAATGCCAGGAATCATGAAGAAAGCACATAATCCGTTCATGGTGCTTAAGGGGGACTTCGATGTATCTGAATATGACGACGCCATTCGACAGGTTATGGCAGACATGAACCTAACCAAAGAAGGCAAAATGTTACTTGAAAAGGACGCTGAGAATGCGTTTAAACGGGCATTAATAGACGGCAACCCAGAGGCTTACGAGCTACAAGCTTTCGACGACCTGTACTCGGCTATACTTGGTGAAGCTGACACAGGTTCTTTGAGTGATTTAGCGAATCAGCTTAGCGATTTTGGTAACGCCTACGAAGGAGAACCCTTGTTGGATAGATTACCTAAGAATGCCAAAAAGTTGTCTGATTTGTCGATGATTCTATTTAGCGGTGCCGATAAATCTATGAGGGTATTTTCTGCTATGGTGGCGGAGTACAATATCAAGAACAGCCCGAAATATGCAGCGTGGAGAGAAGCACATAAGAGTGACACACCAGCTCAATATAATGAAGCTACGATGTTAGAAATGAGAGATTTTATTAATCGTACGAACTTCACGTTCAATAGAGGTATGGACCCGTTACTTGTTGCTAAAGGTGGTTTACTTGCTAAATGCGTATTCCAATTTGCGTCCTATGGTTTCCAGCAATTACGTTTGTTTGAATATATGTGGGACACAGGTAAGAAGAAAGAATTGGCGAAAGCTATCGGCAGTATGATGTTATTCTCTGGCGTTGTAGCTGGTATTCCAATGATGACGATGATGTCTGGATTATGTGAAGCCATTTTTGGTACCAACCCAGAAGACTGGATTAAAGACTTTGTTTTGAGAGCAGCAGGTAAAAGTAATAGTGGTATCTCTAAAGCAGCAGCAGAGGCGTTCTGCTATGGTATTTTTGCTCCTATCTTAGGTATTGATATCAGTAAAAAGATTGGCGTAGCCGATATCATGAAAGACCCAACAGACGTTAGAAACCTCATGGGTCCAGCAGTAGGTATGGCTATCGACTTAAGTACAGCCGCAGGAGCAACATACGACGCAATGATGTACGATAAGTATACCACTGACCAGTTAATGTTTGCTTGGTTTAAATCAGTACCAGCATTGACACGCTACTTACAGGCTGGCCGAGGACAGTATTACTCCTATAGCAAGCTTATGCCAAAGACAGAATATCAGTCTATGAGTGGAACAGATAGAGTTCGCAACGTACTTGGTTTCAATCCTATTGACAATAGAATGAACACAGATATAAACAGATATATTACAGATAAGAACCAAGATTACTCTAATAGCGTTCGAGAGGCGATGATTGCTTACGTAAACAACCCAACGGAAGCTAATTTGGCTCAATTGAAGTCATATGGCAAGACACCAGAAGACGCCAAGAAAGCTGTAGGTAAGATGATTAAACCTAAAATAACAGCAGAACAGGCAGAAAAGATGGTGACTAAAGCAAAGAACGACAACGCAGATGTTGTACGTAATAATGTACGTGCATTAGGTAACATGCTAAACTAAGCATAATAAAAGGGAGGCGGAAGCCTCCCTTTTATATTGCCTTAATCTAGTTTAATGCTATACAAAACCTTAGGTAGTCTAAACAGGCAGTGATAGA